ATTTAACCTGGCTTTCAAGGTTCTGCCTATTTAGATAGTCTTCTTCTTGAAGCTCTCTTTCAACCTGTTTATTTTCAGCGCTATTATAATAATAATCTAATTTCTTTTCTTCTGGTGTTTTAATAAACCCCATTAAGTCAAGTGGTCTAACCTCTTCTCCATCACTAATAATTATTTTCCATGGCTCTGAACCAGCTGAATCAATTAACTTATAATTTGTTCCGGCAGAACCGTTGTATTCTTCAAGCGTATTTTGTAAGTATACTTTCCTGTCATTAGGAGACATAGACTTATAAGAATCTAAGTATGCCATTATGCGCGGAGTTACAGAATTCCTTGCATTGTATAGTTTTTCTTCTTTAAACAATTGCATGTTCTGCTCTTCAACCATATTTTTCATTTTTTCAGTAAAGTCCATTACTTTTTTATTTCTCTCTTTATCTTCTGCAAAACTTCCTTTCTGAAGTCCAGATGTAAGCCCTAAAATAAAAGCATCCCCCCCGCTACCGCCATGGTTTCCTTTCCATTTTTCGGAAAGTGACTCATACATATTTTTATCTATTTGCCTCTCTGGCTCAGAAGATTGTTTTTGTAAATCTAATAATGTTTTCTCAAGGCCAATCTGCTCATTAATTCTTGGGCGCTCTGGTTTAGCATTTGCAGCCTCCATTCTTTGTTTAACTTTATGTAATTTATAATCTGCAAGCTTTGCCATTTTATTATCCCCTTCCAAACCCGCCAAAACCACCACCAAGGTATGAACCGGCGGCCGCAAGCCCTAAATCTCTTAATTGTTGCCCAAACCTTGCAGGAGTAGACTTAAACTGCTGCATATTCATAGCATGCTGCCCTTGCATTCTTGCAACATCATTCGCATATCTTTGATTTTGATTTGCAGCCTGAGCTCCAAACATTGAAATGGCGCTTCTATTCCCCTCAAGACCAAGCTGAGCCCTCTGAGTATCTTGCCCAGCTATTGACTGACCAACGCCCATCATATTAACGTTTTCATTTATTGCATTTTGTCTAAGATTTTCTAGGTCTTCAACTCTTTGCCTTTCTAGGTTGTATCCTGCCTCAGCCTCTTGCAGCCTGGCGTTGCGCCCCTGCTCTCTTATGTTATAGGTTCTGGCCTCTCTGTCTAGCCTACGATTTTGTAAGTCTTCGCCATAGTTTTCAGACGCTACGTTTACCTCTTGCTCTAAAAGAGCTTTTTGCTTAGCCATTGCTGCACGATTTTCTGCAGCTTCTGTGCTTCTCTGAAGACCTCTTCTTGCTAAACTTTCTTCTGTCATTCTTTGTTGGTTATCAAAAGACTCCATTGCAATATTTTGACTCATTGTTTTAAATTGCTGAACTTTTTCTTCAATATCCTTAAAGTCACCAATTTGAGACAAATCATGCATTCTTTCTTGGTTAATGTTTGAAAATGCTTGTATAAAAGGCTGATAATTTGCAACTGATGCTGGATCATATTTATAGAGTCTCTGGATATTGTTAACAGCGGTATTCATTAGATTTTTAGCTTGGTTTAACGTTTGCTCTTCTTGAGGCGTCAGCGGAAGCCTTTGTGTAACTCTTCTTTTCTTTCCATCTGGTCCAGTAACGGTTATAGTTTGAACGCCAGAAAGTTCATCTACAATATCCATTAGCTCCGGAGCAGCTTGTTGTGCTGGCATCTGCGGAGCTTCTGGCGGTCTTCTTCCTCTAAAAAGTTTTCCCATTACGATACCTCAAACAAATAATTATCATAGTGTTTAAACAAATAGTTTACACCGTATTTAGTTAATTTACAAAGAAATCTTCTCATTTTTTCAGATTCAGTTCTTATTATTATTTTATTGAAACCTAATATAAATGGAAATTCTAGGCATTTTTTAGTTATACCTTTTGTAAATTTTCCTCTATATTTTTCATAAATATAGAGAGAGATTTCACAAATTTTTTCTGTAATAGTTTTAACCCCATAAAAACCAATTGAAACATTGTTTGAAACCAATTCAAAAAATACACAATTCTCAAATGAAAAATTATTGAAAAATTTTTCAATTTGACTTTGTTCAATTGATTCAAAAAAAATATTACTCAACTATAAAACTAACACTTATTAGGTTTAGGTTTACGGTCTTTTCTTGGTCTATTCTTATTCATAATTTTCACCTTTAAATAAAAAAATAACATTAAATTATAAAACAATTAACAAATAAATTAAACTCCAGCATATATAATTTTTGGCATAAGCAAATATGGAGGCATATTGTTATGAGCAAGCCCTCCGCCAGAGCTTCCAGTTTGTGCACCGATATCAAGAGTTACAAGGTTTGCACCTCCTGATGATGCGGAATAAGAATTGTACGTTGGCTTATTATACGTATGTGTATGTGAAGGAATTTGTGTAATATCCAAAGTTACTGTTTCTGAACCACCTCCGCTTCCAAGCAATGGCACGTTATTGATAATTTTACCATTTGTTGGACTTATTGAAGTTGGGTCTATGCCAAAAATTGCAACTCCCCTAGTATCTGGAAGATTAAAAGTTGTGGCGCCATCTCCTGACCCGTAAGTAGTACCAATTGCCAAAAATAATAAAGCATATGTAGTCCTGCTAATCGCTTGTCCACTAGATAACAGCCAGCCAGGAGGCGCAGCACCACCAGGCGCCCAATCCATCATCATTCCAGGCTGAATCTGTATAACTGGTGCCAACTGTAAGCTTGTAATACTATTGTTAACCAATGCTACCGATGGCAACGTTCCTGTAGTAATAGCTGTTCCAGGAAGAGACCCCGCTGCGATTGTATTAGCTGGCAAGCTTCCTGCCTGTATTTTTGATCCACTTAATGTTGAATTTGCCTGAGTATTAAAAAACAATTGAAAATGAGCATTGTTAACGGCTGCAATTTTATCAAATGATATTTTATCATCTTCAATGTTATTATTTTGAATTGCGCCAGCCTGAATATTTTCATTTCCAACCGCACCGTTTCCAATTTTAGGGTTTGTTACGCATCCATTTTGAAGTGCTAAAGTTGTAATGCATTGTGCAGAAAAATAACCTGATGTTATATTTGTCCATGAAATAGTTCCGGCACCATCTGTTACTGGAAATTTATTAATATTTAATGGGCTACTAGACCCAGGCAATATTCCTGCTGCAATTCCTTGAGTTATTGTCCATAAATCATTCAAAGAATCAATTATGTAGTTAAAATCTCCATCAAGCTGATTTGAATTTATTGGTTGATCTTGTTCTGCAACCAATGCATATCTATTGCTAAATGGTAATACTTCAGCTGGATTGTAAGGTATTTGTTTTCTTTGATATGTTGGCATTATCTTTCTCCTATTCCAAATAATCTAACTCTTCTAAAAGAAACTGGGCCACTTATTATGTATCCAGAAACAGATATCCAAAAACTTGAAGAAGAAAATTTAAATCTTTTATTTACAACTTCGAATTCTTTTCTTAATCTAAATCCGAAATCTGTGTTGCCATTATTTCCAATAGCCGTTAATGGCTCTTCTCCGATTAAATCTCCTCTATACTGAAAATTGCAAGAATCTGTCAATGAAAAGCTTCTTGGAACATCTCCAAATATTGAAATATTTATTAAGTTATTATTATTTAATATGAAAGAAGATGGATAGTTTATAACTAACTCATATCTTTTATTTGCATATCCTTTTCTACCTCTAAACTTTATTAGACCTGGCGTCCATATTATTGGTATTAAAGAGGTTCCATTTTGGTCTCCATATATTTTCTTTGTTCCGTCATTCCCATCCGCATATTTAAATATCTTATTTCCAATAAACATATAAAATTGTGAGCTTAATTCCATGAAACAGTTTGAGTTTAAAAAATCACCAGACAAGTAAAACCAAGAATATAATTTTGTTGAAAATAAAGATGATAATATTTTATTGTTTGATATCTTGAACCCTATGAACCCGCCTTCGCTATATTTAAATGATGTACATAACCTATAATTTGAGTCAGACTTTGTAGCATTTGATGCAAAATTTTTAACTATTGTGTCAACAGAGTTGTCTGAATCTGCTGAAAACTGTCTTGCTATATTTAATGTAGTTAAAGAGTGTACACCAGACTGAGAAACAAAATAAACATCATTTGAAAGCTCTATAAGTAAATCACCGTGTAGAATTCCAATCGGTAAATTTGCACTCCACGAAAAATCACCGCCTTGACCTGGTGTATAGCCAGACCATACTTGCGTTCTCTTTCTTCCCATAAAAGCAAGCAAACCGTTTACTTCGCAAATAGCTTCAAAGTTATCTTGTATATTATGCTTGTCCGACATATTAATGCTTGGAATTGTTTTTGTTGTTTCATTAAATAGCCCATAACCATTAATAGAGTTTGGCCTATAGCTATAATATACCCTTAGCTGATTATCGAGATCTCTATATTGAAGGCTGACTGCACCTTGCCCTAATGCCCATATTCTATCCTTAGAAACATAAATAAAACTAAATGGTGGCGGCTTGTCTTCATAAAATAACGTAACTATATTTACCCCAAATCCTGGTAAGTTTTCATTTGTTGTTATTGTAACTAAATTTACTGCAATGGCAATATTTGCTATTGTTATTTCAGTTATAACCCCGTCAATATTTAGCTTTAAAGAATTTCCAACAAAGTATTTTGATGCATCAAATCCATTAGACTTTATAAATGTAAAACTATTATTATTTACCCTTGTTAAATTATTTGCATAAACTTCAACTAAGAATTCAGACATCTCTGATAAATTTGTTCCGTCCCATACCATTACATTGTTAACGCCATTACATATCAACATTTTTTGTTGAAAAAATGACACCCTTGGAACGCACCCAGCAGAAAGGCCTGACTTTAGCCGATCTCCTAATATATTTCCTGTAAAGTTATAGCTATAAATAGACCCGAGTTGAGCCCATATTTCAGTTATAATTAATGCTCCACTTGTTGGATCTGGAAGTAAATTATTCTCTATTTCTACAGAAATAAAGTTATCAACGATTGTTATATCTTTAATGTCAGCATAAAGAGTATTTTGTACTGCATTAAATGTATAAACTATCTTAATTTTTGTGTTTGAAACATAGTTTATAGGAGGAGCGGAATTAAATGTTATATGTGAAGAGTCTACTGCGACCATTGTATTTACATTAATATCTTGAGAATAATATAAAACATATAAAATCCCTTGTTTTATACTTCCATTTAACGTATAAGGAAAGCTTCTTATTATGTTAAATTCATTTGTTGAAACATTATTAATTAATTCTGTTCCATACCTAACTCTACCTTCGCCAAGAGGGTACGGTATAATATTTTCTAGTGTATGGCAGAAATTAGGTGGCAAAGCATCTGGAGAAATAACCTGATTCATCCCGTTTGCCGCTATTGGAAATTCTGTTATATCATAATTGCCTTCTTGAAACATTTATGCGTTCTCAAATGTTCTGATTAACATATTGTTTGATCCATAGAAGTATGATTTTAAGTCTGCCCTTCCTTTGTCCCATCTATCAAGCGCTGCATTTTCTTTCCTTGGATTTTTAAATCCAGATTCATCCTGAAAAAGATAGTAAAGAGCACCATCAACTAAAACTCTTTGATAAGATGGTGGATACGGGATAGATGATTCTGGCGTTGTTAAATCTAGCATAGTTCTTTCTGGAACATACCAAACATTAATGTTATATGTAATATCATTTATAAATGGCCAAAACATAATATTTTTACCAATGCTTGTATAAATACATGGGTCGCTTATAGAAGTATTTGAAAACTGATAATCTGCAAAATCTAAAACGGACTTTCCATCTAACGCTTTTGTCTTCCCGATAGGAAAAACTCTTGAGATTGAAAAGGGTGTATTAGTTAAAGTTACACTATTTTGATTTACAATACTAACAATATTTGGCTCATTAATAAAAATTCCAGAATTTATATTTGCAGTTTCTGAGTATAGTTGGTCGTTTGCAAGATTTAAAAAGCTTAAAAATATTTCATCAGTCTCGTCATCGCCATAAACCTGCCCAATACCTAACGTTTTCATGACATTTATCATATCCGACACGTTCATTTAGGCTTTCTCCAATAGTCTTATGGATTCATAACATCAGAAGGAAACTGAGTAGTTCCAAGAATTATCATTGCAGTGACTATATCACCAGCAATAATGGCAGAAGCAGTTCCTTGAGACTTGTCATGCATTCTTAGTGAGTTGTCTAGGGCAACTCCAAAATTAAGCGTTGTTTGTGTAATGTTTGCTGGAGTTGCAGGAATTGCTAAAGGATCTATATCTGAAACAATATTGTTATAAAGTGTCATTCCCTGCTGTATAACATTTCCGGCTCTAAATACATTTGCTTCAAACCATAAAACATTTGATGTTATTGGTATTAAGTCTAAAATTGCACCGTATGATTCGCCAATTTGACCAGGATTTGTACCTATGTCGGCAGCAGTTATTATTCTCTTTACAAATTTACATTGCTTATCGTCACCGTCGCTATTAATCAAACAGTTAGATACAAAATTATCAACTGTTAACGGTGTTGCCGTTGTATTTTTAATATACTTGTACCTAACTGATGATGTCATTTTATTTTCCCTTTATTATTGTGCGTTTAGATCGTCAGAAGAATTTTCTCTTGAACCAAGAGTCAACTTAACGATAACAACGTCATCAGTAGCTAGCTGAACCCCTGCGCTTGTTCCTGCGTCTATTATTCGAATAGTATTATCTTCCCCAAGCGCAACCCTAACATCAAGCTGAGCGGTAGGAGTTGGAATCGGAGAAACTATTCCCGTAATGTCTTTATATGGAATCATATTCCCTATTGCAGTTACAGGCCGCTGAACAGATGCCTCAACCATTAAAACATTACTAGTTGCTGGAACTACGCAAGCTATTGCCCCCGAAGCGTGCCTAAGCTGCCCGGCTGCCGTTCCTAAGTCTGCTGCTGCTACAATACGTCTTACAACTTTAACTTGCTTATCATCTCCATCCGATGAATAAGGGAAATTATCAATCGTAAAAGCTGCACCCAATGTATTTTCAACATATTGATACCTAACGGTAGTTGTCATTTTATTTCCCCTTACGCGATTCTAACGAATGAATGGATGATTCCTTGCTCAATTCCTGGAGTCTTAGCAATGTTTGCAACAGTTGTTGCTTGTTTTGCAGGGAACTTCAGAACTTTTTGACCACGGATTTCATGTGATGCATATTCTTGCGTCATATTGATAACGTCGTCTTTCATCACAATCCAAGGCTCTTTATGCCAACCAGCAGACCATGCGCCAGCTCCAATAAACAACTCCCAACCAATACTGTAAGTACCGTTTTGGCTTAAAGAAATATAACGAGATAAATCTTTTACTTCATAGATGTGGATACCGGAGTATTTACCATGATAATCAGCGCCTGAAATTGCTTCTGGTTGGTCAGAAGTAACTACAGTGCCTCTTGTCGTAGTGGCCTGGTAGTACATAGGATCTTGAAGAAGCTGAGTATAGCTTTCTGTATTACACAGATAGATATATTCATTCAAAGGCCATCCACCTTTAGTTTTCATGAAAGCAGGGCGGACTGAATCTTCAATATCGCCATTAACAAGAACCTGACCATTTGAATTGCCACCGCGAATAGCCATTGCTTTTAAATTAAGCAAGTGTTTTGCAGACAATCCATTTTGAGCATAAGTAATACCAGTATTCATGGCATTCCATGCAGTCGTTGCCCCTGTGTACGCATTATATGTTGCACGAGAAGGGCTAACTCCAGCCATGATAGCTCTGTCAAATGATGGCATTTGTGTAGCCGGATTATATCCGCCAGCAGGGTCTGTAAGGCTCAAATAGTTAAACATAGCAGCATCTAAAAGGTTCTTATTGAACGCTCTTTGACAAACTTCGATTAACTGAGGGCGAACAGAATCAGGCAGGCTGATAGGCGTACCAAGAGCTAATAATTCACGACCTTTAATAGGAACTGGGAAGCTAATTGCTTGGCAGTTAACGGAATCATAATCTACTTTTTGGTATTGGCCTGCACCAGAAACTTGATCAAAGTTAAGAACTGGTTTAGTGAAATCTAAAGCGTTAAGCTTAGCTACGCGGTACTGCCAACCTTCACCTTGTTTCATTTGGTGACGAACGATTGGACGGGTCATTTCTGTGCCCATCATATTCCAAAAAGGGGTTAACTGAACCCATTCTTTGAAGAATTCTGCATTGACTTTAAAAGGGAATAAGCCCTGGCTAATGCCATTTTGGGGCGTGTTAACTGGATATAACGGTGCGGTCATTATAAAGACTCCTTAGCTTAAAAAACATAAATAAACCTGCGCAAAATGCACAAGCACAATTCAAGTCTTATCAAAAAGCTAAGGATTTACTGGGTTTAAAAGATAATATCCGTTAGGATGTCTTTCTAATCAATAAATACGTCTTTAATCAAAGTAAAGGCTTTGGGAGACTCTCGCAAGCGAGTTAATAACCCTCTACCTTTTTTTACTACCATCTCTTTGTTTTATCAAAGAGCCTAAAACATCTCCAGGCTCATCAGTTGATACACCTTCTGGGGTATCGCCTAATTCGTCTATCCTTGAAGTAGGTTTGTCGTAATCGTTATATCTTGACAGCTCTTTTTCGAGTTTGTCAATTTTTCGCTGCATTCTTTTTATTTCTGTATTTTTTACAGTGACAAGCTCTTTAAGGCCGCCCGCTTCATCAAGCTCTTTGTAATTTTCTTCGTAATACTTTTCACCAATCTGAAACAATTTTTTGGCAAGTTTTAATGAGTTAGGGTCAAAAGACTCTAGCTCTTCTACAAGCTCATCCTTCTCTTGCTCAGACGCGTGGTTAACAAAGAAGTCAAACGCGGCAACCTTCTTATCAAATAGTGGGTCTTCGTCAAAAACTTCTTTCAAATCTCCAAGACGCTTATTAGCGGCATTTATAAAACGGTCTAGAGGTTTATTTATTGCTTTGGCCTCTTCAAGCTCTGGCGGCTCTGAATCTGACGTAAGCAATCCGCTTAAGCTGCTGAACTCATCATCATTTAATATGCCTTGGTCTTTAAGAGAATCTATAATCTTAACGACGCTCTTGAGGCGCTTGTTATTGGTATGCCCCCATTTCTGGCTATCATTCAAAGCCTTCTTAAGCTTTGCCATCTCAGCTTCGCGCTCGTCTTCTTGATCGTCATTAGTTTCAATGACTTTCTTTTCGGTTTCCTTTTTCTCAGGAGCTTTAACATTTTCTTCATCAGCATCATCAACAGGCTTAATGACCTTTGGTTCTTTTGCTTCCGCCTTCTCTTTAATAGGTGGTTTTGTTGGGTTTTCATCCATATCTAAATCAGGTTTTTTAGCGTCTCGCTCCTTGAAAATCTCGTCTAAAGAACTAACTTCAGGCTGCTCAATTCCAGCATTAAAAGATTTTCCGACTTCAACATTATCTATATCTGACATATTTACCCCTACTATTTATGAAACTTCTAGAAAATATTTACCTTCAACATTTATATTGAATAAATTTTGAGAAGAGTCTGAACTTGCTAGCAAATACTCTCCGGTATCTAAAGAAAAGTAAGCCCCTTGAAGAAGCTGTAAAATAGAATTTGGCTTAACTTCAACGTCAGGAACTACCTTGAATAGGCCAGTTGAAATATAAACAGAAACAAATATGGAAACATTAGAAATATTTGAAACTAAAATGCTGTCAATAGTAGAAAAATTAGTCTGAGCATCAAGAACCTTAAACATAGGGCTGCTCACATTCTGGGTTCTTTGCAGGATTGGCTGAACAAATAATGATGCTGGTACAGACATTACAATCCTGGGTAAGCTAAATTTTGCTGTTCTTGGGCTTGAGCAGATGGCTGAGGCACTCCAGAAGAAATTTGCTGTTGCTGTTGTTGCTTAGCCATTGTTTCCTGCATCTCTTCTGAAAGCTTTTCATAATCTCTGATACCCAAACGTCTCATCAGGCTTGGAGACTGCATAATAAGCATGGCATTAGGGTTAGATAATAGATTTTGTAACGCTTCTCTATTTTCTTCCAGAGAATTCTTATAGTCTGGAACCTCTTCTATCTCTAAAGAAATTGGCAATGTTCTAACATCATTGAAAACAATCTTCTTGCCTTTAATCGTCCTTACAAGGTTTAGGATTATTGTCTCTTTTTCTTCATCTGTCATAATTTGAGAAAGAATATTTTCATTATCCCCACCTTGGAAAAGCGCAATAATGAATCTAGACTCCCTTTCTTTCATGTCGGCAAAGTTATCAAATGCGAATACGTTATTTCTAACGCTATTCAATTGCCTTTGACGCTGAGCAACGCCACTTGTTGCATTTGTAGGTATGCCCATCATGTCATCATTTATACCGGTAACTCGATTAAGAAGAAGCTCATACTTGTCTAGCATCTTTATCTGGGCATCAGAAAGCGGAGTATTGTCTCTAAGGTCAAACTTAGTGTCAGGTGGCAAAAGAATCAGCGCATCTGGCTTTTTAAGGCTAGATTCAACATCTTGCATAGATTGACCAGGAGGAAGGCTTCCTGTAACGATTAGTTTGCTTGAATTTGCCAAATATAAAGCCTTGGTAAGGCGAACATTAGCATCCCTTTGTATATCCTTCATGGAGTCTAAAAGACCATATGGAACCCCTGTCCTGAACCTTCTTTTCCAAACGCAAGGTATATAGCTAAAATCTTTCAATCCCGGAATGTTTGGATTTAACGGAGCTGTCTCTAATAAGTAATTATCTAAAAATAATGTTCTAATTATCTGGCTTGATTCTTTTTCTTCAATGTCTCTAGTAGAATTTGCAAGTTGCTCTGCCCTTTCTTCATCAAAAGTTTCGAAATAAAACCCATTAACGTCTGTTCCTGAATAAGCAGTCTTCGGAACCTTGTATTGCATCTCGCAAACTAAAACTCTGCTTTGAGAATATCCAGAATAGTTATTAATATTAGTATAATTAGAATTTCTATCTGTTATCTCTGGTGAATATATTGTGCTTGATAGATTTGGGTCTGTAAAATCTATATAGCCTGAAACCTTTGGCCATGTTTTCTTGACAACATCAGGCTCCATCCACCTTTTTCTTCCAACATATTTCATATTGTCATACTGAGGCGTTAAGTCATCTGGATCTGGAAGAACGTTATAAGGGTGGACGTAATCGTAATAATACATGCCATCTTCTTGGAATAAATTACTCCATCCAAGGCCACAAATCATCATGTCCCTAAACTTCAAAGAGCCTTTATGCGGCATTCTTTGGTCTTGCTGAATAAAATACAGCCAATTCGTTAGGGCTAGCGCTAATTTTTCATTAGCAACTATTCCGGAGGCATCCTGCACAGCGGTTCTGAACCTAGATTGAATCTCAACGCCAGATAAAGCGTCAATTCTACCTTGTATAAGGTTAACAGTTAGCGGAACCTGGTTCCTATCTGTAACTGTCTTGAAATCTTGTTCAGACCACTGCCCAGACCCATCATAAAAACCAAAAGCTTCAATAGCTTCAGAACTCCACTGCATCTTGGACGGGTGAAGATTAGCTCTTTTCCAATATGCTTGCGCAGTATCTAATGCTTTTTGTCTTGATTCTGACAGATTTTGCATTTTACTTTTTTTCTCTTTCTTTAATCTTTTCTTCAATTAAATCTAAAAACTTTCTAATACCATCAATGCTTATTTTTAATACTTCAATATGCTCATCTGTAGAAGACCCCTTTAAAAGCTCTAAGCCAAGGTCATTTGAGAACTTAAAGTTTGTTTGGAAGCTATTTATTGCTTTAGACTGCTCAAATGCCTTCATTACTGGGCAAACGGCTAGAATTAATTCTTTTT